CGACTACCGCACCCGTGAGATGCACCGCCTGCTTGACCAGCAGACGGCAGAGCTTGACGAGCCGTTCAAGGTCATGGGTTACGAGATTCAGCACCCCGGAGACCCAAACGCCGCCCCGGAGATGGTCTACCACTGCCGCTGTGTGCTGTCCTCTGCGCTGGGCAGGTACCCCCGGCAGAACGCCGCCCGTCGGGAAAATATCGTCACATACGAGGACACGGGAATGGTGGATGCCAAAGGCAAGCCCATCAAAGTGGCCGTAAAGAAAACCGTGGCCGATATGACCTATACCGAGTGGTATAAATCCAAGGGCGGCAAAGAGAAAGAACAGATGTGGTGGGCGGAAGAGAGAAAACGGAGAAAGGAGAGCGAAAAGCATGAAAAATAAGAAGTTTTGGATTGTCGTAATCAACGATGACTTTTTCTTGAACTTTTGCCGTGATTTTAAGCCCCCGTGTGGTTACATTAAGCCAAAACACGTGCGGCCTTCCTACGGAAATGGCGCAAAGCCGCATGGAGCACACAAACGCCTTATTAGGACAATGGAAGGATTCAGAAAAAGAAAGAAGGGATGAGCCGTGATTCTGCCAATGGAAAACACCGAGAGGATGATATTTCCCGGTGTGGGTAAGTACGGCATCCCTGAAATCAAGCCGGAAACGGACATCCGCATTGACAAGCTGGAATGGATCCCGGTCAATTATGCGCTGACAGCCAAAGACAAGGCCACAAAAGGCGTGCATTTTTACAAGGACGATTACCAGTTTGAACGGTTCTGGAACAATCCGGACAAGTATATCCCGCTTTTGCAGCAGTTCGGCGCGATATGTTCGCCGGATTTTTCGCTTTACAGCGATATGCCGCTTGCGGTGCAGCTTTTCATGCACTACAAAAAACACTGGCTGGCGGCATACTGGCAGGCGCACGGCATCCACGTCATTCCAACGCTCTGTTGGTGCGGCGAGCAAAGTTATGACTGGTGTTTTGACGGTGAGCCTAGAAACGCCATCGTGAGCATTTCGAGCCACGGCACACAGTCTGACCCATACGAAGCGGAATGCTTCGCAAAACACTGCCGCAAGGCTCTGGAAGTGCTGCAACCAAGCGGTATTTTGTGGTACGGCAAATGCCCGGCGGAATTTGACTGGAACGTGACCAAAATTAAACCATTTCAATACGAGAGGAGGCGCTACCGTGAGTAAACGAGGTTCCGGAAGCGCAAGCACGAGGATGGGCGGAAGTAAAGACGGTTCCATTATCGGAGGTGCAAAAAAAACGGTAGAAGCCCGCTATATCGAAGGACGCGGGTGGAATCGCGGACGGTACGACACGGAAGTTCTTGAGGCAACAACAGACGGAAAAGGAAACCTTACGTTCGATTATGCACAGCCTGACAGCCGAGAAAAGACGGGAAAAACCAACAAAACCAACTATTTGACCTACAACGTTCAGGCTGGCGCTGTTGATGGCAAGTCTTTCGGCATCAACTGGGACAAAGTGCAGTCCGTCAGCGGTCAGACCTACAACCTGAGAGCTGAAGCAAAGGCACATGGTCTTTCGTGGGATGGAGCAACAAAGTCGTGGAGACGCAAAAAATAAATGAAGGTTGACTACAACTTCAATTTGAAAGAAAGGGGGATCGCAATGAGTAAAAGAGGAAGCGGCAGCTCCGTGAGAGCGGGCGGCGGAAGCGCTGATGAGCACAAGTTTGAATCATTTGTAAATGGCCGCTGGATAACAGACGACAGAAAAGTTGAAGCAGAACGGCAAAGAAAGCTTGCGACTATTGTTGACAATTCGAGATATAAGAAATCACACAACGAAACCATTGACTTTGTGAAAAAGCAAGTTGGCGTTGACCTTAACAAATACAGAACTGGTGATGGTTCTGAACCTTACATGACAACATTTTGGGAAAAAGGCCCAAAAGTTGCATTTGATTTCAAAGGAATGTCTCGCGGCGACTGGGACAAGTTAATGCAGCTAACAACAAAGCCGTATGGCGTTACTTTTGAACAGGGCAATGCGTGGATTGGTTACATCTCCAGAAAGAAGAAAAAGTGAGTCATGAAATTTGAATATGACATCAAATTCACCGACAACACCCCGCAGCTGCACGAAGCGCTGGACAGATGGGCGGAGCGGGTGCTGACCATCTGGGGCATGAAGGTGCAGGACTATGCCCAGCTGCTTGTACCCACCGGCACGGCAGACAGCACGGGCATTGAGGGCTATGTGGGCGGTGCGCTCAAGCAAAGCCTGACTTTTGCCGTAGACCTTGCAAAAAAGACCGTGACCATCGGGTCCGACTTATTGTATTCAATTTGGGTTGAGCTTGGCACGGGCATCTTTGCCGAGAAAGGCAACGGACGCAAAACGCCGTGGGTCTGGAAGGACTTCAACGGCAAGTGGCACTTTACTCGGGGCATGGCCCCACGCCCATTCCTCCGACCGGCGGTGGAAAATCACATTGACGAGCTGCGAGAGATCGCGGTGGAAGAAGGAAACAAGGAGGTATAAGGATGACAGAGCTTGAAAACTTGAGCGCACAGCTTGAAGTTGCTACGAAAATGCAGGAAAACGCAGAAAGACTTTATCATAGGTCTGCCGAAAGAATTGAAGAAATCAAAAAGCAGATGCTTGAGGTGAAGGAAAAGAACAGGCCCAAGGCTGCAAAAGTCGAAGAGTTGTTTGCGGCTGGTGTTCAGGCACGCAAAGCGCTTCAGGAGATGTGTGATAACGCATACGGCGAGGGTAAAGCCAAAATTTCTGTTTTGGTCTATGTTCCGGCCGAAGCGCAGGACTATCCTACAGACACAGACTGTGAATTTTCGCTCTAAAACTAAATACTCAGCGGTTGGCGCACAGCGTCAGCCGCTTTTTTATGCCGCTTTAGCTCAGGTTGGCAGAGCGCCGGATTTGTAATCCGGGGGGCGTGGGTTCAAGCCCCACAGGCGGCACCACGCCGGCAGCGCGTCCGGCAAATTAAACCTTATTGCCAAGCATGGCAGCCCGAGCAAGGGCGGAAAGGACTATCACATGGCACTCGAACGCAAGACTCTCCGGGCGATTCTGGAAGATGAAACGACCGACACCAGCGGCAAGCTCAAGAAAATTCTGGACGTGCTGCATGAGGAAACGGACACTTTGCAGAACCAGCTCGATGAGAAGAACGCAGCCCTCGCCAAAGCCGAAAAGGACCGGGACGCAGCCAACGGCGGCAAGGAAGCCGCTGAAAAGGCGCTGACCGACTACAAGGACCAGCAGACCAAGAAGGACACCCGGGCCACGAAAGCAGCGGCATACAAGCAGCTGCTGAAGGACAATGGCGTGCTGGAAAAGCACTTTGACCGCGTTGTAAAAATGACCGGCGCGGACATTGATGCTTTGGAGCTGGACGAGAACGGCAAGGTCAAGGACGCAAAGAAGTTCATGGACAGCCAGAAAGACGTGTGGGGCGACTTTGTGGCTACAACCACGACCACCGGCGCAAAGGTGGACACCCCGCCCACCAACACCGGCTCCAAAATGACAAAAGACCAAATTTTTGCAATCAAGGACGCTGGCGAACGCCAGGCCGCGATTGCTGCAAATGCCGACCTTTTCACGGGCGGCGGAAAGGAATAACACATGGCAGCAAAAGAAAACCTTATCGTAACTACCGACATTACCGTCAATCCCCGAGAAATCGACTTCGTCACCCGCTTCCAGCGCAACTGGCAGCATCTGCGCGACATCATGGGTATCATGCGCCCCGTTCGGATGCAGCCCGGCACCACCCTCAAGAGCAAGTACGCCGAGGGTACGCTTCAGAGCGGCACTGTTGCTGAGGGCGAGGAAATCCCCTACAGCAAGTTCACCGTCAAAGAAAAGACCTATGCTGACATTACTGTCGAAAAGTTCGCCAAAGCCGTCTCTCTGGAAGCCATCAAGAAGTACGGCTACGATGTCGCTGTTCAGAAGACCGATGACGAGTTCCTGTACCAGCTGACCGCAAACGTCACCGACCGCTTCTACAAGTACCTGAACACCGGCACCCTGAAAGGCACCCCCAAGACCTTCCAGATGGCTCTGGCGATGGCCAAGGGCAGCGTTGAGGACAAGTTCAAGAACATGCACCGCACCGTCACCGGCGTCGTGGGCTTCGCCAACATTCTGGATGTGTACGAGTACCTGGGCGCGGCCAACATCACTGTCCAGAACCAGTTCGGCTTCCAGTACATCAAGGACTTCATGGGCTACAACACCATCTTCCTGCTTTCCAGCGGCGAAATCGCACGAGGAAAGGTCATCGCAACCCCGGTGGACAACATCGTCCTGTACTATGTTGACCCCGCCGACAGCGACTTTTCCAAGGCCGGTCTGGTCTACACCACTGCGGGCGAGGCAAGCAACCTTATCGGCTTCCACACTCAGGGCAACTACCACACCGCGGTCTCTGAGAGCTTCGCCATCATGGGCATGACCCTGTTCGCTGAGTATCTGGACGGCATCTCTGTCCAGACTATCACCCCGGGCGAGTAATCGCCCCTTTTGAGTAGGAGGCGTCCAATGACCGTCCCTGAGCTGTGCGCACTGACGCACAATTTCTTTGACCGGGCAGACGACCCCATTGCGGGGGAGTTTTCCTTTGAGCCGGATACCGTTCCCGCCGGGGTAGTCCCGGGGCAGTATTTCCTCGTGTGCGGATCCATCTTCAACGATGGCGTACACAAGGCAGGGGACGGTGATTTGGTGGCGGAGACCTTTAACGGCACGGTGCAGCCTATGCGTGTGCCTCCTGCCTTTGTGGCGCTGTCCAAAAAAATCGACGCATACGACAAGGCGCTGCCGTCAGGCGGCGTGTATGTGTCCCAGTCCTTTGGCGGCTGGTCTGGCACGATGGCCACAGGCACGGACGGCCTGCCTGTAGACGGCAAGACCCGCTATAAATCTGAGATCAACCAGTGGAGGAAGATGTGACATGGTCAATCCGTTTACTGCATCCACCGTGATGCAGAGCTTCACCAAAAAATTCTGCTTCCAGACCCGCAGCTATGAGCCTGACGGCGTGGGCGGCTTTGTGTCCGGCTGGACGGACGGCCCGGAATTTGAGGCCGTAGAGCGCCACGACACCACCGTGGAGGCTCAGGTTGCAGAGCAGGCGGCTACAGCGTCCACCTATACGCTGCTGGTCAACACCGGTGTGCCTCTGGCTTTCCCGGACTACATCAAGCGGGTAAGCGACGGGCAGATTTTTCAGGCGACGAGCGCAGTCGATGAGGGCAACGCTCCGCCGGAATCCGGCATGGGCCTGCGGGCCGTGAAGTGCAAAAAGGCGGTGCTGCCGTAATGGGGCCGTCTGAGAGCATCAACCGGGCGCTGAACACGTTTTTCAACGGCTTTGACATCCCGTGCTATCTA